GGATTTAGTTCTGTATACTTCACGTCAGGTGTCCTCTGGCCCCCTCCCGCGACCGGCTCGGTACCGACCCCCAGACCACGTCCCCTCGACGTGGCTTGGTGGCCTGCGCAAGGGATGTCGCCCTTGTAACAGTGGAACGCTTTCCACAGCAGTAACCATTAAGTCACTCGGGGGAGTGACAAATTGCTCTTAATCTAACAATCATGTTAAATCAAGTAAACAACTGGTTAATTGCCGGAGGAGGCATCAAGAAGTTAACTGACTTCTTGGTGCTCCTATTTGGTGTGGACGCATTGTCTGACCTTGGTCGGTCAATACGTTCCCTCTACCGTCACAATGGTGCTGAATTCACCGTCCTGTACTTGAAAGAGTGCAAGAGGGTGGTTGAGCATTATTGTTCCGGTGAGGTCCTTAGTAATACCATTAGTCCGCCGTTCGTCGGTTTAAGAAAGGGTTTACCTTCTTTCTTGCCGGCGGACCTTAGGAAGCGGATCCGCGGTGGTGACAGGAGTGGCATTATGCTCACCCTGACACTTCTAGGGCTTTACCGGGGGCTTTTGGTCCCCCCTAAAGTCAAGATCGAGACCATCACGGATGGTTACTCTGGAGAGAGTGACCATCTCATGGGGTTCTCTGACACCGTGGAGCGCTTTCTAAGCCATCTGCAGATAGGGAAGCTCAAAAGACCCCGACTGTGGTTAAGTACCAGTGTAGGTCCCCATGGGATGATGGGTAGTGTTAGTGCCATCAGGGACGCAGCTTCGCTGGTCTCTGGTGTTCACAACACCATCCACCTATTCCAGAAGGAGTACGCTGGTGCAGTCTATGGTCGTTGGTACAGAATCTGGTTTGTGATACAGGTCAGGTTCTTTGCCTTCGTCCATTGGATACTTTATCCCTCATGGACTGCGCTGTCTGGGGTGACATCTTGGCTTAGCAGACTCCATCGTATCGAGGAGCCTGCCGGGAAAGTCCGTGTGGTTGCCATCATCGATTACTGGACACAGCTTCTTATGAAGCCTGTCCATAACTTGGTGTTTGACACTTTACGGGCGATCCCCCAAGACGGGACCTTTGACCAGGAAGCCTGTGTTGCCCGCCTCAGAGACTCTATTCTCTCGAGGTTGGGTGAGCATGGTGAGGATTTCACCGTTTACTCATATGACTTGTCTAGTGCGACAGATCGGATGCCAGTGCACCTGTACCAGGAGTTACTTTCTCACATCATCGGATATGAGCAAGCAACTCTCTGGAAGCATCTCCTTACCGCCCGTAAATGGTGGGACAGAGATTCTGTATGGAGTGTGGAAGAGGGACTCCGTCCGGATGGACCCTGGCTATCCCGAATGTATGCAGTAGGCCAGCCTATGGGGGCTTATTCTTCTTGGGCATTACTAGCGTTGGCACACCATGCCATCGTTCAGTACTGTGCAGGTTTGATAGGTCGTACCTCCTGGTTCGAGGATTACGGTATCGTCGGGGACGATATCGTCATCTTCGATCATGAGGTTGCGAAACGGTATCGCGAGGTAATGGCGGAATTAGGGGTTTTGATCTCAGAGGAGAAATCCCTGATATCAAAATCGGGTGTTTTCGAGTTTTGTAAGAGACTCGTTACACCTCAGGGCGACGTGAGTGGGGTTCCGGTTAAACTGTTGTATCAAGTTTTCCGTTATCCCATCGATGCGGGTGTCGTTATACGTCACCTTCACCGTCGTGGCTTTGCCTTATTTCCCATCGCCGTTGCGCGTGCGTTTTCCTTGCTTTCGGCACGCTCTGTTGACCTTAAGAAAGCCATCAGAACGTATCCGGTCAGCATCAGAGTTGCACTCACAACTTTGGTGCAGCCAGCCTACCAGTG